ATCGTGAAAATGCATATAACGATCCATCTGCACAACGTGCCCGTATGGAAGCTGCTGGTTTTAATCCTTATAATATGAATATCGATACTGGTTCTGCTTCTACATCCGGTGCACAATCGTCTCCTGGTTCTGGTTCTCAAGCCACTGCTTCTCATACGCCTAGTCTTCCGGCTTATACTGGATATGCTGCTGATTTTCAGAATGTAGCTTCTGGTATAGCACAGATAGGTAATGCTGTTTCTTCTGGTATCGATGCCAGATTGACAAGTGCTTATGGAGATGATTTGATGAAAGCTGATATTATGTCGAAAATTGGAGGTAATTCTGAATGGCTTACCGATGTGTATAAACTAGGCCGACAGAATGAAGCCCCCAACTTGCTTGGGATTGACCTGCGTAAAAAGCGTCTGGAAAATCTCTCAACTGAGACGAATGTTAAAGTAGCTCTTGCTCAAGGTGCTCTTCTTGGACTTCAAGCTGAAGGTCAGAGAATAGTTAATAAATTTATGCCCGCTCAACAGCAGGCTGAATTTTTCCTGAAAACCGCTAATGCCTTTGCTCAGTATAAGGCTGGTAAGCTTTCAGAAGCTCAGGTAAAGACCCAGATTAAACAGCAGGCTCTCCTTGAGGCTCAGGCTGCTGGTCAGAAGCTTAACAACAGGCTGGCTGAAAGATTGGCTGATTATCAATTTAAAGCTTTGGCCGCTGAGTATCGTGCTAACCGTGCTTATTACAATGGCTTCTACAACGATGCCTGGCAGGCCGGTATGTCCAAAGCTACTCAGGCTCGCTACGAATCTAATGCCGCTCGTCTTACTGCGCAAATGTCTGAAATCTTTAAAGATCGTGAAAAATCGTCTTGGAAGAACAATTCTACATATTACAACATAATGGAACTTCTTAAAGACATTCTTGGACCTATAGGTAATGCTGTTGGTACGGTTTACTTAGGTAATAAAGTCGGAGCAGCTAAAAAAGCCACTAATGCTGCTCACGGCTGGAGTTTATCTACTCCTAATCCCTATTCTTATTAATCTCCAATCCTCCGGTTTGTATCCGGAGGATTTTTCAAATTTATCTGACTCGATTAACATTTTATAATGTTATTTAACATTATATTCTTTGGAATTTCATAATAAAATGCTATCTTTGTAATGTAATCAAAAACAAAGGATATGAAAACAAACAAATTATTTCGGGTTAATGTTGAGAAGGCTAATGCTATTTATTCAGTGTTTAAAACTTGTAATGTTTTTACAATATTGTTGGATGGTACTTTGCTTCCTGTCTATGATTTTAGTGGTAATAATGTTCGTTCGTCTTTGAATAGTCTTCGCAAGTATTATCCTGACTCTGTAGTTAGGTATCATTTTAAGTCTTCTTTTTATGATCAGAATACTTTACCTACTCCTTTTCATTTAACTTATTCTGATTGTATTCTGTTCTTTTAGGGCTGTTTTTACAGCCCTTTAACACTGTCCGTAGGACACCATTAACGCAGTGAGAGCGCCGGACGAAGTCCGTGTCGCGGAATCGCGTAAACATCCTAGCGCCTTTGAGTAATACACTTACTCTTGCGGCACTCTTGCTTTGCATTATGTTAACTACGATCCACGCCGTCAACGAAGTTGACCCGTAAACATCCTTACGTCGTGTTCAGTCAAATTATGAAATCTACACTTTTGCCCGAATGGGAATCAGGTTTCTCCATCCCCTGATTCAACCCTTTTATCCTACATATGCAAAAGTGACACCGCTGATCACCGGATTTTAATGGATTCGAAGAATCCAATGCGCGCTGGAGTGCTCGAGCTAGGCGAGCAAATAAAACAAAAGTTTTCCCGGGAGGACACGAAGTGTCCGACTCGCGAGCCGGTATCGCGAGAGCACAGTGAAGGAAAAAAAAAAAATTGTGAAGAAAAATATGAAAAGATTTTGATGTTTCAGAAAAATTTTTGAATATTTGCATATCACAATTTTAAAATAAACAGATATGTTATTCAAAGTACTTAAACATCCGAAGACACAGGATCCTCAACGACCGATGGAACCTGAAATTTATGTAGTAGAGGAAGCAGAATTATTACACTTCCTGCATGAAAATGCAAAACCCGGCAGTAACTCTGTTTTGGTTTTTGACGTTTTCCCGGAAGAAAATCTCTATTTATTAAGTAACGATAAGGATTAAATTTTACAGGACATGAACCAACAGGAATTCATACAAAAAGTCTTTTCGATGTGTCAGCATCAGATACAGACTAAAAATCCATATACTGGTGAATTGATCATGGTTCCTTGCGGAACATGTCCTGCTTGTCGTTTTAATAAGTCAATCCTTTCTCAGAACAAAGTTCATGCGCAGTCTTTGGTTTCTCGTCATGTATATTTTATCACTCTTACTTATGCCCAGAGATACATTCCGTATTATGAATACGAAATCGAAGCTTTGGATGCTGATTTTCTTGCGATTACTGCTCATTGTCGTAATCGTAATCCTATGTATAGTACTTATACGTATCGTGGTGCCAAGCATAAGTTAAGGATTCGCGGTCTTGCATCACCTAAGGTAGAGACGTTTTCCTTTTCAGTAAACCGTGATTATTGGACTTCTTATGTACAGAAATCCGATCTTTCGTTTCATGGAAAATACCCCGGCCTTTCAGGTCGTATTCCTTATCTTTTACATGATGATGTAGCTCTCTATATGAAGCGCGTGAGGAAATATATATCTAAATTAGGAATAAATGAATCAATACACACATACATTGTGGGAGAGTATGGACCCAACTCTTTCCGCCCGCATTTCCATCTCTTACTATTCTTTGACTCCGATGAACTCGCCCAGAATATTGTCAGAATTGCAAATTCGTGTTGGCGATTTGGACGTGTCGATTGTTCTGCCTCGAGAGGCAGCGCTGAAGACTACGTTAGCGCGTATCTTAATAGCTTTAGTTCTATCCCCTTACATATTCAGGAAATTCGTGCTATTCGGCCTTTCGCAAGATTTTCAAATAAGTTCGGATACGCTTTTTTCGAGTCTTCGATTAAGAAAGCTCAATCGGGTAACTTCGATGAACTCATTAATGGAAAGAGTTTGCCGTATAATGGCTTTAATACCACTATATTCCCATGGCGCACGATTATCGATACCTGCTTTTACAGACCCGCTTTACGTAGACATAGCGATATTCATGAACTTACAGAGATATTACGCTATGCTAGAAACTTTAAACAAAGACCCGCACTCCAGAAGGCAACCTTGTTCCAGTCCCCCGGAATCATGTATGCATACTTACAGGACTTAGGCTCTTCTGCTGCGGCTAAGTTTATAGAATCTGACTATCCTTTGCACCGCATTCTCTCCTTTCTTAAGCTCGATTATACGAAAATAATTCAAGGAGAACCTTCCGAGGTGCGAAGCTTTCATTCTCGGTTGTATATGTTTCTTCGGCAGTCTGAATCATTTCTTAACGGAATTGGTTATACTCTGCTGTCAACACGAGTAGAATATCCATTGATTAAAAAATCACTTGAAAACTCAATTAATTTTTACAATGAAAGAGAAAGAAAAAGTCTCCAAGATCTATTCCATGATTCTGAAGCTTTTGAGAGCGATTGGTCGGATATTTTTTGGGATCGAAGACAAGAAAAAATCAAACGATTCGTAGATTCGGATTATGGAAATCTTTGCCGTGATAAACTTCACAGCGAGATTCGAAAGCGTATAAAACATAGAGAAATTAATGATGCTGTAGGTATATTCACTAAACAATCTTATAGAAATCATGGCGAAATATAAAGTATATATTTATCAACACAATGCCGATACCTTTATCGAGGATCAGTATTTTTTAGTAGCTACGACTTTTGTTAATGCGCGCGATGTTGTCGATCTGACTAAAAAAATGAATATATTAAACAAAATTTTTGATTATGCTTTTGATCCTTTGTATTATACTGATTGTTATCTCGGAGACATCTTCCGAATGAATAGCTTACTGTGTCAAGATAAACCAAAACAAACTAAAATTCCGTTCTAATGAGTTTATTTAACATGTCAGCCGTGAAAAATCATCCCAGACGTTCCGGTTTTGACTTATCTAACAGAGTATGCTTCACTAGCAAGGCTGGTGAACTGCTCCCTGTATTCTGGGATATCGTGTACCCCGGTGATTCTTTCAAGATTAAGACCCAGCTTTTTACCCGTACTCAGCCGTTAAATACAGCTGCCTATACCCGTATTCGTGAGTATCTGGACTTCTATTTTGTGCCTCTCCGTTTGATTAACAAGAATTTACCTACTGCTTTGATGCAAATGCAGGATAATCCTGTTCAGGCTACCGGATTGTCTTCAAATAAGGTTGTGACTACAGATATTCCTTGGGTACCAATTAATACTTCCAATCCTCCGTATGGTGCTATTACCGCCCTTGCGGATGTTCAAAAATCTTTTGCTTCTTCTCCTGTTGAAAATCTTCTTGGCTTTGATGCTATTACGCAGTCGGCAAAGTTATTGATGTATCTTCGGTATGGTAACTTTCTTTCTTCCGTTGTGTCGGATAATAAATATAAGTCTCTTGGTCTTTCTGATTCTCTTGATCTTCGGAACTCTGAAAATGCTTCTACTGGTTATACTTCGATGCATATCCTTCCCCTTGCTGCTTATCAGAAGGTTTATGCCGACTTTTTCCGTTTTACTCAGTGGGAAAAAAATCAGCCTTATACCTACAATTTTGATTGGTATTCCGGAGGAAATGTTCTTGCATCTTTAACTACTCTTGATCTTGCAAAGAAGTATTATTCTGACGACAACCTTTTTACCCTTCGCTACGCCAATTGGCCGAAGGACATGTTTATGGGTGTAATGCCTGATTCTCAACTCGGTGATGTGTCTATTGTTGATGCTTCCGGATCTGAAGGAACTTTCCCCGTTGGATTGTTGGATACAAACGATGGTACATTACGTGCAGGATTGATTGCTCGTAGTGGTTCCTCTCCTGCTGCAAAATCTCCTTTGGAAATGCAGACTTCAAGCGCTCTTTCTGCTAATACTACATATGGTGTTTATGCACAGCGTTCTGCTGGATTGGCTTCTTCCTTTTCTATTTTGCAACTTCGTATGGCAGAGGCTGTACAAAAATACCGTGAAGTATCCCAGTTTGCTGATCAGGATGCCCGTGGTCAGATTATGGCGCATTTTGGTGTATCTTTAAGCCCTGTTCTTTCAGATAAGTGTATGTATCTTGGAGGCTCTAGTTCTAATATCGATCTTTCGGAAGTAGTTAATACTAATATTACCGGAGATAATGTCGCTGAAATCGCTGGTAAAGGTGTTGGTACCGGTCAGGGTAGTTTTTCCGGTAATTTTGATGAGTATGGTATTATTATTGGTATTTATCATAATGTACCTCTTTTGGATTATATAATTACTGGACAGCCCCAGAATCTTCTTTATACAAATACTGCAGACCTTCCGTTCCCGGAATTTGATAGTATTGGTATGCAAACTATTCAGTTTGGTCGTTTTGTAAATAGTAACAAAGTTGACTGGACTTCTGGTGTAGATTATCGTACCCAGACTATGGGATATCTTCCTCGTTTCTTCGATGTAAAAACCCGTTATGATGAAGTTCTCGGTGCTTTCCGTTCGACTCTTAAAAATTGGGTCGCTCCGTTAAATCCTTCCGATTTATCTAAATGGCTACAGTCTTCTGTAACTTCCTCTGGAAAGTTGGCCTTGAACCTTAACTATGGTTTCTTTAAGGTAAACCCCCGTGTTCTGGATAGTATTTTTAATGTTAAGTGTGATTCTACAATCGATACCGATCAGTTTCTGACCGCTCTGTATATGGATGTTAAAGCTGTTCGTAACTTCGATTATGATGGAATGCCTTATTAATTCTTATTGCCATGGAAAAAGAAAAAGAAAAGGATAAGACAATTGAAACTCCTGCGTTAGACGTTGCTAGAGTTTTAAAATCTGCGATTTATTGTCAGGTTGGTCCGGTCGAAATGCTTCGTTATATAAAAGATGACGATGGAGTAATTCATTATGTTTCCGATGTTAATCTTCTTATGAATGCTGAACGTCTTCGTAATCAGATCGGTGAAGAATCGTATCTAAATCTTATTCGTGGAATACAGCCTAAAAAATCTCCGTATGATAATAAATATACAGACGAACAATTGTTCACAGCAATTAAGTCTCGGTTTATACAAAGTCCTTCCGAAGTCCTTGCTTGGATTGAATCTCTTGGATCAGCAGGAGACTCTATCCGCTCTGAGCTTGATGCACTCGCGGAATCAGTACAACCCAATCAGCAGTCTGAGGCGACTGGTGATTCTGAAAAAACTGCCGAATAATGCCAGTTGATCCCGGAACGGCCACCCTTGCTACTGGTGGTCTTTCTGCTCTAACTGGTTTTCTCGGTTCCGGAATGTCCAACAAGTCTGTAAAGCGTTCCATTAAAGCCGCTAAAGAGATTAATCAGATCAATAACGAATTTAACGCTTCGGAAGCGTTGAAAAATCGAGATTTTCAGACCTCTGAACGCGAAGCCTCGCAACAATGGAATTTGGACCAATGGAATCGTGAAAATGCATATAACGATCCATCTGCACAACGTGCCCGTATGGAAGCTGCTGGTTTTAATCCTTATAATATGAATATCGATACTGGTTCTGCTG